ACTCACGATTCTGGTCCACTGCTGGTTGATTAGAATCTTCATTCGCCATTTTTCATATATTTATTAAACAGTTTTTGGTATAGGTCAGGAGTTGCACGTTCCATTTCACGTTTTGAGCGTTCTTTTTCTTTGTCAGACTCTTTAGGTTTGTCTTCTTCCTCTTTGTCTTTAGGGTTTTCGTCCTCCTCGCTGTTCTCCATAAATCTGTCTTGCATAAACATACTCATTGGCTGGTCGCCCCACTCTACAGGGTCTAACCCTTCAATTGCTCTGACCTCATTAACTGTTAATACTCCTGCATTAAGTTTACTCATCATCTGTTCGTGTTCAATCTTTTCTGCTGAGTCATCTTTAGGGAACCATTTAAATCTAAGTTCGTCGTGTCCCACTAATTCTGGTAATATCTCTCTTGTAATCTTTGAAGAAATAAGTTCAAGATAAGGTTTGATAGCGTTCTTAACAGTTATTCTTTCTTGTGATTCTCCTGTTGACCGATTACTATTCTCATAAAAACCCACCTCTTGTGGACTTAATCCGAACGCAGCGAATACTAAATGGAAGTACCATTTCTGTCCTTCTAACCATTCCATATCTTTGTTAGTCATAGATAATGGAGTGAAACTTGCATCGCTGTTATGAAACAATAATTTGTGTGGTCTACCTTTAAGTTCAGTTTCCCACGCATTCTTGAAAGTCTGCATCTGGTCAGTGTCCATCGGCACACTAACAATTCCGTCAGGTACAGCACTATTCTTGAATCGTTCTTTGTTAAATCGAGTAGATTGTATCATTAACTCTACTTCTTGTTGAATACTTTGTAATGGTGAGAATCCGTAAGGGTATAGTTCGTTGTTAGTATTAACACGTCCATACACAATTTCGTCTTTATTGAACGGGATTGGTGCAGAACTGATTTGTCTGAACGAATATTGATAATATCCCGGTGCTGGTTCTCCGTTAGTATCTTCTCCAATAATTCCGTGCTCGTTAAGATTAACTAAGAATCGTGCTCCATCATAAGAAAACAACTCTACCAATTCACCAGAAACGTTCTTGCCTTTATACATAACACCCGCATCTATTTCAAGTACATCTCGTAACCAAGGAATCCATACGTCCCAGAAAGCGTCACCATTACGATTAGGTTGATTAAGAAAAGTCTTAGCTTTCTCTATATCTATTTTATACTTTTCAATAATTTGTTCGTCTTCATCATCTGTTACTATGTCCCACTCAGTTGTCATAATTTGTTTACAGATAGCGTTAGTTATCATCTGTACCCAAGAAGATTTAGCAAATTGTCTGAGTTCAACAATATTGATAGAACGTGGCATACCTATCTTTGCAGCGTACATCCAGTTTGCCAAGAAAGGTAAGTTCTGAGTATCAACTATCTCGCTGCCGCTAAATAATCGAATCTCTTTCGCGAAATAAGATTTCGTCTTTTTGTACCAGTTGAATACTTTATTCATTGAATGTGAAAACCCAAAGGGAGAAAACGGCCCGTCACTGCCTTTGGGAAGAGGTGATATGATGTTATAATACTACTAATGTATTTTAAGGTTTATAAATAATATTATTTTACTAAACAATTTGGCGGTATCCAATAGTTGTTAGTTTTACCAGTATCGAACTGTTTACACACTGCCGGTTTGTTCTCATTGTGTAATGTGCAAAGATTATCTTCACCAAGTGCAGTACATCTGAGCGGTACAAGGATTAAGAACTTCTCTCTTGTTATTCTTACAATCTTGCAATTATGCAGTTCGTAGTATCTCTTACGTTCCTCTGACATAAAACCGTGAGTTATACTAATATACTTGCAACAATCTGCGTTACATTTATCTAAGTTGTTTATACAATCTACCATTTTATCCAAAGAAGAAATTGTGCACCTTGGTTGCTCGTAAGCCGTGTGCAGCACACGCCAAAGCATCAACAAAATCGTCGTGACCTCCCTCACTGTGATGTAGTTTAATATTACCTGCTGCCGTTATCTCATATCTAAAGTCTTTAAGTTCATATATGAGTTTCTTATGATTAGGTATCTTGAGCTTACCTTGCTCCATTAATAGTTTTAGATTAGAGAACACGTCCTCTTTAGTTTTAACAGTAAATGTAAGACCAACAACCACATCGTGTAACTCTGGAGTTATGTTGTACGATGTTTGTCTTAACTTTGGATTGAGATTAAACTCTTTAGCTAATACGTCAACCACACCTGCACCAAGACCAGTTGAATCGCACACTATCTTCTTGAATCTATACTTGCCGTGTAGATACTTAATATAATCAATCGCCTGGTCCATAGTGTTCTTTTTAAGTTCTTTAATGAATATTACTCTGTGCGGGTCTCCCTGTTCAATGATTATGAATACCGAAGAATCCTGACCCATACGAGCCAAGTCTGCACCAAGAATGTATTGTCTCATATTTCGTTCATCAACTCATAATCTTCTATACAACTCTCAATAAGTGTGTGTGAGAAGTACGCGTCTTCATCGGCTATGAACTCCGCCTCATACTCTGTTCTGAATTCCATACCACTACATTGTAAACGTTGTTCTTCAATAAACTCTTTAGTGAAATGTCCAACAGCTACTGCATCTTGCCATTTGTAATGATGACTTATATAATTCTCATCTTCCTGAAAACTACGATAAAAGTGATTCATACCAAATGGTGTACTAATCTTGATAATCTTACCCTGTGTTGCTGCCACCATCGGAGTGATAACCTGATTGACTATACTATCTTTAATGAACGCAGCTTCTTCAAGTATAACCACGTTGCCAGTCATACCTCTAATATTATCACCAGTATCACCGCTCGGAAACGCTGATATTCTACACCCATTATTCATAACCATCTCACGTTGAGTGTTAGACATAACTTCTGACCCTATTGGTGCAGATTTAATATAGTGCCTAATTTTAGCGAACAGTTCTCCTGCTTGTCTGTCGGTTGGTCCAACAATGATAATGTGCCCGTTAGGATTCTTTAACGCTTCACATACTGCCAAGATAGAAATCGTCATTGACTTACCAGTCTGCCGACAGAAAGCCCCCACAACTCTCTGTCGGTTAAGGCAATCGTGAAGAAACTTTAACTGAAACATATAGAGATTAATATCGAACATCTCTTTAATCAGTTTCTTCAGGTCGTATTTCGGCATCTTTGAGTTTATCGGTCCAATTCATTATATGATGAACGTTCTCTGTTGTTAACTTATCCCCGTGAGCAAATCGTGCCCAATCTTTCTTCATATTAACAAGAGTGGGAATCATCTTAGGTTCAACTTTAGCAAATTCTTCTAAAGTATCAATATGTTTAAACCAATCAGCTGCAGTAAAGTCACGATTCTCGTATAACATCATAACTTTGTTAGCAACCTTTGGATTAACACCATATCTTTTCCACGCTGCAATCTTTTGTGCGAGACGTTGTTTGTCAGTAACTACCTTACCGCCTTTCTTACCTGCTGAAATTGCTTTATCATTGTTTAGTGCGAAGGTTTTGTTGGGGAACGGCATTTCTAAATCTTTTCAAACTCTTGTCTCAACTTTTGTATAATCGGATGATTAATGTCCAAGTTATATTCGTTAGCTACTTGTCCCAAGATGTTTGCACGTAACACTGCTTTTTTATTTTCTTCTTGTTCTCTTGCAAACCCACGTTTAATTTTCTCTTTCTCAACAGCTGACTTAACTTCTTTACTATAATTATTCATAGCATCTGCAGTTTTCTTGGTCCATTCTTCTTGAAGTTTAGAAATTGTACTATCGTTATCTTGTAAACTTTTCAAACTCTTTTCAGCTTCTTCGTCATCGATATATTTTTGCATTTTCTCTAATTGTGCTTGAATTTGTGTATGTTCTTGTTGCATTTTGTTATATTCAATCATTGATTCTCCAATTTTCATTTTCTTAACGATTGTTTGAATAACGTGTACCATATTATCTTCTGTAACTTCTACCATAAATTTATTTTCAACTTCCATTTTATTTCTTACCTCGTTTAGTTTTTTGTTCTTTTGGAACATCTACTTGACATCTAACACAAATCCAGATGTCTTCACTTCTGATACTTCTTTCTAATTGTCTTCCGCAACTATGAATCGGTCTTTTTTCCATCTTTCAACAGCCCCACTATTTTTTTAAGTTCTTTAACTATCATCAAGTTAGATAGTACATCACTTGGCATAAATCCGAATCTTTCTTCAGATTTAAGTTTTTTATATATGTGTAACGC